ATAAACGCAGGTAAATCAAACTTTCCTGTTCTAGTCAAAAGAATAACCGCTGTAGATACAAGCGGACCAAATAGTATAGAGGTAGGTTATCTATAATGTTGATTGTCGAAATAAGACCCGGGCTCCTGTGGATCGGTATGGCAGGGGCCGCTCGATAAAATGGAAAGGAGATAAAGATGAAAATCTACATTGATGAACTAGACCATGATCAGATTCATGAGGCATTTGAACCTGTACGGGAATATGTCGAATCGCTAGAACCTAGTCGAGAGCGAAGTTTAGCTATTACTAAGCTAGATGAAGCAAAGATGTGGGCTTTTGCTCACTTTAGAGTTAAGGGCGGCGGTCAGCCATAATGAGCGACGAAATGAAGATTAAAGCTAAAGTTTTTGAAGATTTAGATACTCGACCAATTGGTGCGACTATTAACTTTAGTTTTGATGATAGACCTTTTTCTTCTGATATCATTGTTCAAGCTCTTGTATTTGGGGAAGATTTAAGAAGGTTGTGGGGAGAGCTTGGAGATATCTTAAAGGTTATCGATAAAGCTGCAAATGACTTTCCAGACGGTTAAACTATGAAAATTGGTCCTTACAAGCTAGTCAGAACAGATGGAAAAAATCTGTCTGACCGAAAGCATGAAGTCTTAGATATGAATATATCTGAGAATAATACTTTTGTGCTTGTTGCTAAGCGTCCTGTAAAAGGTCGACTTAGAAAAGGACCAGAAGTTGGATCGGCTTCTACAAGGTTTAGACGAGTAATTGGTGGGGAAGAGTATAATCCTAATCTTCGGGGACAACAAGCATTTAAAGCATATGATAAGATGCGAAGGACTGATGCTACAGTTAGAAGCACTTTAGAACTTGCTAAGACTCCAATCTTGTCTGGTCAATGGTTTGTTAAAAGTGCAGACCCTAATAGTGATCAAGATAATGAGATACGAGATTTCGTAGAGTGGTGTCTTTTTCAAGGAATGGAGAGTGGGTGGAATCAGTTCTTAACAGAAGCTCTTACTATGCTAGATTTCGGATATTCCTTCTTTGAAAAGGTTTATATAAATGCATATACTCCTTTTGGGTTAAAAACTATTTGGTATGAGTTTGCACCGAGATCTATATTTACTGTAGATGAGTGGGTTTATGATACAAAGGGTAGACCTTCAAGAGTAGAAATCACTAATTTTGAAGGTAAAGGTAATATTCCAATTTCTTATAGTAGATTGCTAACATTTACAAAGAATAAGGAAGCTAATAATGTTGAAGGAATCTCTATACTGAGATCTGCATATAAGCCTTGGACTTATAAGTCGGGTCTAGAGATGATAGATGGGATTCAAAAGGAAAGACACGGTATTGGAATCCCATGTATTATCTTGCCTCCTCATTATAATGATAAAGATCATAAGCTGGCATCTGAAATTGGAGAAAACTTAAGAACAAATGAGCAGGCTCATGTTGTTCTACCTCCAAGATGGGAATTAACCTTTTTAAAGATTGAAGGTCGTCCTGTCAATCCTATAGAGAGCATAGACTATCATAACAATGAAATTAGGAAAAATGTTCTAGCAGACTTCCTCAATAATAGGTCTTCTGAGGGAGCTAAAGTTCAGAGTGACATTTTCCTGAAGGGAACTAGGCATGTCGCTAATATAATCTATGAGCAGATTAATCTTCGTGCGATACCTGAACTTGTTAGGTATAACTATGGCTCAGATGTAACCAAGTTCCCACAGCTTCAGATGCGTAAGATTGGGGACGATGAAGGTCTTAGGGTTCTTACATTTGCAATACGGAATCTTATTGGTGCAGGAGTTCTTGTTCCAGATGAACATCTTGAAAACTTTGTCAGAGAGCTTATGGATCTTCCTCCAAGAGACAAAGCTACAGAAAGAGACTTTGTGATTAATCCTATGCAGGGAGGCCCTAATCAGCAAAATGGGGCTAGTGCTGGGGTTCCAAGACAAGGACCGCCATCAGTTTCCCAAGGACAAGGTTCTGGTAATGATAGTTCAGGGACACGATAATGTATTGGGCCGGAATAACAAATCAAGTTCTTGAAGCTCAGATTCAAGCTAAAGGACTACATGATCAAATAGATCAGAAACTACCTGAAGGTTATCTTCATAGTGAGGTTGGAGAGTTAGTTAAATACTTATCTGACTTAGAAAATCAAGTTATAAAGAAGAATATAGGTATGGTAAAAGATCTATTAAAGAACATTGAGATTTTGATAGATCAGCTTGGATCTGATATCTATGAAACTGAGTGTTCATCTAGTCTTAAGAATTCTTTGACAAAGACATTATTATCTTGTCAATCGAATATTAAAGCTATTATAGATATAGTGGAGGGTTAATTATGGCAAATCTTAAATTAGGCGGTGAAGCCGTCGAAATTGCTTTGAAGGAAAATGACGATGGAACTTATAGTTCTGTTATCCAAGCTTATCCTTTTGGGACTTATCAACATCCAGTTTATGGAAAATTGGTAATGAACAAAGAGATAGCTAATCAATTTGCTCTAAATATTAACCGGGGTGTTACTGATACTAAGCCTCATATCGACTTCGACCATAAAGATGGACCAGCTGCTGGTTGGGTATCTTCAGCCGATGTAGATGATAGAGGTTTAAATCTTAATATAGATTGGACGGAAAAAGGTGTCACTGCCATTAAAAATAATGAGTATCGATACTTTAGTCCTTCTTATCGTAAGAAGTGGAAACATCCTAAAACAGGTATTGTACACAGGAATGTTATGTTAGGTGGCGGCTTAGTTAATCGCCCATTTCTAAGAGACATTGATCCAGTTAGTTTAGGAGATCATATGGATTGGAAGGAATTCCTCGAAACATCGCTAGGGGAGGATGCGAGTAAAGCAATCTCGTTAATCTCTGATTCGATCAATGAGGAAGTGGAAAAGAAAACAACTTCATTGAAGGCTGATATTGAGACTAATCTTAATGCTAAGTTAGAGACTCAAAATCAGCTAATCATCTCTCTTATTGAAGAGAAGAAGAAAGCAGATATTGAGCTTAATGTTAGTAGGTGGGGTAAGTCTTTACCTGTAACTTTGCATGATCCTATTAGGGAGGTCATGTTAGCTGCTGATACTGATACTACTAAAGCTTTCATTAAGCTTATGGATGAGTTTTCCAAGATTGGAAATATTAAAACTGAGGGCGGTGGTACTGATCCCATCGTGCATTCTACTAAGGTAGAAGCTCGTGAGGGTAATGGTGTAGCGCTTTCTGATGCTGTCTCTAAGTTGATGTCAAAGGACACTTCTTTGAGCTATAGTGAAGCAGCGACTAAGGCCGTAATGGATAATCCTAACTTAATCTCAGATTATCGTTCTAATACTCCGATTGCTGGTTAGGAGATAATTATGGCACAGGTAATTACAACCAACAAGGGCCTTCAGAATGTTATTCTATTCAAATCATTCCGGGCCGGGGAAGCTATTACTAAGCGCAGGTGGGTAGAACTTGATAACGTTACTCATCAAGTAGACCAAATTGATAGTGTTACTAGTGTTCAGATTGGCGTTGCTCAGAACGATGTTGCGGCAAATGAGATTGTAAATGTAGCTATGGCAGTGGCTGGCTCTAGTATCGCTTGCGAAGCTAGTAAGGCTATTGCTGTTGGTGCTCCTGTTTATCTTTCTGCTAATGGACGAGTTAGTGATTCGTCTTCTAGTAGTGCTCGTCGAGTTGGAACTGCTTTAGATGCTGCCGGTGCTGCTGGCGATCTAATTCAAGTTTTAGTTGGTTTATAAAGGTGGTGAGATAAATGGTATGGAATCCTAAAGATGTTCATTATGACCAGTTCCTTACTAATCTGTCAGTAGGCATTACTAATGAGGATATGATCGCTGATCGAGTGTTTCCTCAGGTCAATGTCATGAAACAGAGTGATAAGTACTATGTTCATGGTACGCATCTTTTCCGGCCTCGTGATGATGTTAGGGCTCCTGGAGCAGAATCCTCAGAGGTTACTGGTCCGAGACGTTCCGAAGATTCGTATTATTGTGAAGAGCATGCTCTGCATACTAAGGTTACTGATGAAGAAATTGCTAATTCGGATGATTCTTTCACTCCAGAGATGGATGCTGTAGAGATTGTTCAGAACGCAATTATGCTTTCTCGTGAGCGTTTTGTTGCTAATTTAGTAACCACAAGTAATAACTATAATTCTAATCTTAGAAGTACTCCTAGTACTTTATGGAATGCTACTGGCGGCAATCCTGTAAAGGATATTATTGCGGCTGGCCGTGCTATGCATAAGATTATCTTCCAGCGCTTTAACACTGTTGTTATTCAGTGTGAAGTTATGGATGAGTTGCGAGAGAGTTCTGATCTTAAGGATAGGATCAAGTATACTCAGACAGCAGTCCTTACTGAGGATATGGTAGCATCTCTATTGGGTGTACCGACAGGTAATATTTTAGTTCCTGAAGTTGGATACGATTCTGATGATCCGACAGCTAATAACGAGACTAATCCAGTTGACGTTATTGGAAAGTCGAGCATTGGATATGTTTGGCCTAAGGATGTTATCCTGCTTTATAATCCTCCCCGTCCTAGTAGGCGAACTCCTGCTTTTGGTTATGAGTTTGTCTGGTCTGGTAATGGGCTCATTAACGGCGTTCGTCGTTGGCGTGAGGACAGGATTAAGAGCTTTATTGTCGAGTATAATCGTTACTACGATATCAAGATCGTTACCAAGGATTCAAGTTCTAAGATTCTTGGAGGATACTTGTTCAAGTCTCCAGTTGGTTAGAGTTGGGTAGTATAGCAATTATATTATAATTGCTATACTATCAACTTAACTAATAGGTTAGAGTGAGTCAGAGTTGATATGACAACTGTTATTGGGAATATAGAAGACATCTTTGGTGTTGCAGAAGAAGATGCTATCTTAAAGGTTCGTCTTGCGTCGGATCAACCTGCTTTTGATCATGACAGTATAGTTTTGCCAGTATCTCATAATGTAGATATTGATAGTGATGGTAATTGGTCTATTGACCTAATACCAACTCCCGATCTAATTCCGGTAACTAAATACTTATTTGAGTTTTCTCAAGATAATGAAAGTTACCAGTTACTGGCAACAGTTCCAGACTCTGACTCAGATATTCAGTTAAGTGATATCAAAGATGTAACTCCTATTATTTTACAGGATGGTCAAAGCTTCTATAATAATCTTAGAGAAAGATTAGGTCATGGATATGGTTTAGATCTCACTTATGATAACGAGGATTCTGTTGTTTTTGTCGAAGAAGTTGCTCCAGTTGGTACGGTTATTAAGTCTAACCATACAGATCTTACTTTAATTGAAGTTGAAGCTTTTAGTCCTGGGTTTCATGCATTCTTCATAGAGCAAGATGTCACTGTCTTTGATGCGCCGCTTCCAGCAGGAAGTTATATTTTCTGTACAATTAAAGCTGAAGTTATTGAAGG